CGTGTCGAGCGTCGCGTCCGTGGTGTCCGTCTTCATGATCTTGCCGGGCGTCGCGGTGCCCGAGGCGTAGCTGACGTAGCCGCGGTCGCCGACCTCGACGGCCTCGCCGACCACGACCCACACGCGCCCCTTGTTGATGACGTTCAGCTCGCGGTCGGCCTTGACGCCCGTGGTCCCGAGGTCGTTCTCGGGGTCGTAGGCGTGCGAGTGGACCACGACGCCGACGCACACGTCGTCGGAGGTCGAGGGCAGCAGCGCGTCCTTCTCTCCGGAGCCCTGCACGACGGCGAAGCCGAACGGGATCTCGGCGCTCGCCTCGGAGTTGACGAAGCTGCGGATGTCGGCCTGGGCCATGTCGGCGAGCTGGCCGGCGATGGACGGGGTCATTGCGAGGCTGTAGTCGGTGATCGCCATGGTCAGTTCCCCTTCTGCACGGCGCCGGTCGGGAGCGACCGCCACGCCTCATTGTTGGCCTTGAGGCTCGCGGCACGCGCGGCCTCCTCGGTGGTCTCGGCGGTGCTGTTGCTCGCGACGCGCGCGGCCAGCACGGCGGGGCTCGCCTGCTCGAGCGCCGCGTCGAACCGCGCCTGCACGTACTCGTCCGACGCTTTCGACAGGTCGACGGCCGGCGAGTACCGCTTGATCACGGCCTCGCGAACCTGCCGATCGGAGAGGCTGTCCAGCGCGACGGTCGCCTCGACGTGCTTGCGCGCCTCGGTCTCGAGCGCCACGCGCGCCTTGATGGTCGCCTGGAGCTTGGCCGGGTCGGCCTGCTCGGCGGCGGCGTCGGCGCGAGCCTTCGCCTGGTCGCGCTCGGCCGCGAGGGTCGCGACCTGCTTGTCGGCCGCGTCGGCCTTGGCGGTCGCGGTCTCGGCGACGGTCTTGAGCGCCGCAAGCTCGGTGGTCATCTGCGACCCCAGAACCTCCAACTCGGCAAGGCGATTCCCGACCGCCTCGTCGACCTCGTACTCCGACTGCCCGATCTTGATCTTCATGTGTACCGGCTCCTTGGTGTCGATGCGGATGCTAGCGGCCGGGCCGGCTCGGCCCTGGTCCACGATTGCCAGATGGTTGCCGCGGATATTCCGCTGGACGGCGTCGTACCGCTCGCCGCGCCACACGCCCGGGGTCTCGTCGAGGTCCAGGTGGTAGCCCACGCTGACCTGCCGCTTGCCCGTGTTGACGGCCTCGATTGCGGCGGCGTCGAATATGACCAGGGGGGCGCGCACGAAATCGCCGTCGCGCTTCACGTTCTCCCCGACGGTCCCGACGGTGTACTGCTTCGCGTTGGCGGGCGAGATTTCCTCGGGGGGGTGGTCCACGGTGACGGGCAGCATCGCGAGACTCGCGAGCGCGTCCGTCGAGAAAACCTCCTCGGGGAGCCGCAACTCGCGGCGCGTGCTGCCGTCGTCGTTGATGTAACTGAAAATTCCGATCCGCGTCAGCAGGGCATCGGCGACAAGGCTACCGTTTGCCAGCTTTCGCGGATGATTCAGGGGGGCGAGGTCGTGACGGAAAAGCCGCATGCACTACCAGCATGCGTGGTCAAAATGGATATTTCTAGAATATTCGATTTGACCGGGAAAGGTCAAAACGATTGGTCAAAATCGGTTACTGAGGCGGGCGATTCCACGGGTGCAGCGCCTCGATCTCGGCCACCGTCGGGAACGTGCCGGAGAACCTTAGGCCCCTGTCGTCGATGTAGACCTGCGCCCCCGGCTTCTCATTCGTCACACGGACGCTTCTATTCTGCATCCATTCCGAGGCACCGTGCTCGCGTAACCACACCTCGATTGCCGTCTTGCCCTCGGGCGAGTTGGCCCGCGCGGACTGGATGACCACGGTGTACCCGGCCTCAATGGCCGCGCCGACGAACTCGAGCGCCCCAGGAGTGGGTCCGTCTGAGATGACCTCGCTCGTGCTAAACGGCGTCTTGAACTCGTGGAGCACGCCGTCGAAATCGACGCAGACCACCTTGTCGCCGAGCGCGTCCTGCCTCCCGCCCGCGCCGACCACGGTGTCGAGCGGCGGCGTTCCGTCGGGTGACTCGCCGTTCGGCGGCGTGTCGTTCGCGGGGGGTGGACCAGCGGGCTCGGGGGGCGCGTCCTCGGGCTCCTCGCCGGGGATCAGCGTCGTCTCCACCCGGTAGCGGTCGCCGAATCGCGATTCGCGAACCTCGCGCGGCGAGAGCACGCGGTTGCTCAAGTAGACCTGATCCGCGTTGGCCTGCGCGATGTGCATGTTGGCCTGCTCCGGCTCGGTCAACTGCCAGAGCGGGCGGAACTGGATCGACCACTGCTCGGGTTCGCCGCCGTCCATCTGCAACAGCATCTTGGTCAGCCGCTCGAGCGGCGGGCGCAGCGTGCGATTCTGCCGGTTGCTCAGGTGGTCGTAGTAAAAGCGGATGTCTGCGTCTCCCGTCGCGTTCAGCCCCGCAGGCGCCTGGCCGAACAGCATGGAGACTGGCATCTCGCTCGCCGCCGCAAGACGGAACATGAACTTTTCGAGGATCTCGGGCAGGCCAGCAACGGGGGTCTGCTGCCGCTCGAAAGACTCCTCCGCGTCGATGAGGATGGCCCGCGCCGTCGACCGCATCTTGTCGATCAACTGCATCCTGGTCACAAGCTCGCCCTCGGCGTCCGACCCGATGATCTCGGCCAGCCCCTTGATCTTGTAAATTGCCTGCGCGAAATCGTTCATCAGGATCGCGGCCGAGTCCCACACGGTGTCGAAATCGCGCAGCACCGCGGCGACGCGCACGAAAATCGAGTCGCCCCAGCCCTGGTTGAGCTTCAGCATGCGCCGAGACGTGACGTTGCCGTCGAAGACCAGGACGCGGCTTTCGTGGACGTCGATGGTGCTCTTGCCGTCGCCGAGAAGCTGGTACGTCTCCGGCTGCCCGTAGTGGTCCTCGCGCGGGTCTTCGTAGTATTTCCCCGCCCGCAACTCGCGCGGTGTCAGAGCCGTGAGGTAGAGTATCTCGCGCACGGTCCCGAGCGGCTTTGACAGATTCGCCGACCCGTCGTCAGCGCCGACCAGGACCGCGCCGCCGCCGTACGCCCGCGCGTAGTAGAGTGCCTCGCGCAGCCGCTCGCCGACCTGGAGGTCCTCGAGTTGCGCCTCGATGGCCTCCTGCCGTTCCTTGTCGCTCGGAATCCGCACGTCCCAGCCGACGCGCAGCATCTCGTCGACGGGCCGCTCGACGATTCGCGCGCCGAGGTCCGAGCCGCGCCAAAGTTCCTCGCACTGCTCGTAGGTCATCGCCGCCGACGCAAACGTATGCGCCATCCGCTTGTCGTACGTGGTCCCGAGGCGGGTGAGAAGATTGCTCCACCCGTCGGCGTTAACCGTCTTCTTCGGCTTCCTGACCATGGTCAATGCTCCTAGAGTTGCGCCATTCGGAGGAGCCGCGAGACGTCGCTCCCCGGGTCGAACTTGTTAGAAAGGGCGTAGCGGATCGCGTCTGCGAGGTGGTCGTGCTCGCCGTCCTTCAACGGCATCTCCTTGGGCATGTCCCCGCGCCCGCTCGCGTACGAGTAGCCGCGCAGCGAACGGATTGTCTCCGCGCAATTCCGCGTGATGGTGAAGCGCCGCGTCCCCGCCGCCGAGAGAATGAACGAGCGGACCAGGGCGAGCCCGGGATTGATCTCGCCCTGTTTGTTCTCGACCTGATAGCCCGCGGCCCGGATAATGTTCGCGGGCGACAGACCAGAGGTTGACTCGGCCGTATTCGCCGCGACGTCGGTGAAGACCTTGCGGACGTGCGCTGGCTTCATCCCGTGCCGCACGAGCACGCGGTGAATCTCGCTTAGAATTTGGTGGACGTCGCGCCGCGTCAGGTACAGCTCGTCGAACTGCACGACGTGGGTATCCGCGTTGTGTATCCGGTGGTCCTCGGTGCAGGGAATGGCCAGGAAGACCACGGCCGCGTGCGTCGCGAAACCCGGGTCGATCCCGATGTAGACGTTATGGTCGACAAGCGACGGCGACCGCGGCTCGACGATGTTGGCGTCGGAGAAGTCGGGGTAGACTTGGCCCGCGCGGCTGACAAACTTGGCCTCGAACTCTTGCTCCCACTCGCGCGGGTCAAGCGACGCCTTCGCGTCTTCAAGCTCTTCCTTGCTCAGAATCGGGTTGACCCATGACGGCCAGTGGAACCGCTGAAAGTTGGCCCGCGTCGCCGCGAACTCCCAGAG